GGAGAATATATCCTTCATTGCCGCAGCCGTCAAACGAGACGATGGAGCTTTGGATTGTTTGACAATTTGCCAGGTTATTGGCATATCAAGAGCACAAATACCAGTAAGCAATTCCATATCTGATTCCTTTGGTTTGACCTTAACTTCGACATCACTTATAAATACTTGGTGTATCAAATGATACATTATACGTAAATTAGTTATATAATTGAATGTGAATGTGCGCATTGACGCTGACATAGTTGGTGGCATCGAAATTTCAGAGAGCTTTTCACGAGTGAACAAATTTATGGATCCTAAAACATCATCCGAAAAACTACCTCCCAAACTACTCTCCATAAATATTTCCGTAGGGTATCTATATATCATATCTAATATCGCAGACGCGGTAGCTTCTCGAAACCCACACCTACCTAAAATTAACTTACCCTCTTCATGATGTTTAATATCAGCAACTCCATTTTTATTTAAGAGATCATGTATCATCTCTGGCGTAAAGGTAGCGCGTAGACCTACATCTCTAGAAATCAACAAACGCATACGTTCACGCAGTCGTAAAATTTCCGCATCATGTCTCATGTGACCATAAACGCCTATTAAATTCGTAAACTTACTTTCCAAATTTGGTAACATAACACTTGATATGGAAAAATCTTGCGAAACCAATTGCCTTTTAATATACGTAATCTGTAAACCTAAAATCCATTCATCGTTTAATATTCGGAACTCAAAAGAGCATTTATTCAAGCGTTCTATAAATCCTATGAAATTTAACTCATCATCTATACTCCGTTCTAACTTCATTGAACGCGTATCTTCTATAGATTTCTTAACATATGATCTGGGTTGATTCTCCGCGTTATAAGAACCCAGAGAAACACTTTCACCCATCTCACGTAATATAGCTATACGTCGTTTGACTTCAGGAGGAAAAAATATTTCATATAACGAATCACAAGTCTTGTTAAGACTGGCAGACAACCTGATACGTTTCTGTGCATTAATTCTAGAAAATGATAACTGTAAAGTATTTAAAACATACATAAAAGCAAGTATCTGTTCTATGAATAAATCATGAGAAATTTTATTCTTAGTAGACTTATCCATCATACGTAAGCTCAAATAAAATACCGCAGGAGTGGAATGCCATGGCATTCCCATAAATCCGACACCACCACCACCTACTTCTGTTGGCATATATGACAGTGCAGTAGAAAAGCGAACTGCATACATACGGCCTACCCTCATTCTAATGCCCTTTTTTATATTTCCAATTCTCGATTCTCCAATTATATTTACGTTTCTACACGTGCTAGAAAAACCAACTCTATTAAAAGCATCATCCCTCTTCTGAACTTTCATCTTCACTTTCCAGGATTCTGGAATAGTTAACGTTTCGGTGTTTAGTTTGATTCTTCTGTCCAGGTGTCGGGGCACGCTTTGCAAAGACATCTCATGATACTTCGAAACATATGATTTCAACATATGAGCTTCAAATTGATATAACACATGCGCCGCCAGTTCATCATATCCTCGTGACATCTTAGTACATAACATACGTTTACGTGTCTGTAAATATGCGCCTACATCGTCTATATTTCGAATCCTTTCGGATTGTATAACCATTACTTGGTCTTTCGGTATGTTAACACCGAACACAGCATAAGTTTGTCTATATTCAGAGTGACATGCCAAAAAATTCGTTTTAACAATAGAACACGTATGCCCCATCTCTTGATAAAATATTTCGATTTCCTGTATACCCTTGGCGGTTGTTATGGCATCAAACGGCCTTAGTTCATCCCTGAAGAACATTGTTGTATCATCACCCACCGACTTTCGCTTAATCAATTTTAAATTTTTTAGGAATAAGTTAGATGTTTCATGTCTTATATATTCTAACAACGCATTTTGTAACGCTAACGACATTACGGTATTCATAAATAAAGTACTATATTCTCCTGACGCTTCCGATGTTAAATATACCAAATCTTCACCATCTAACCGCTGAGCCAGAAAATATCTGTCACGATTATCATACAGAAATTCAGGCCAGAGGTTTTCTTCATCTTCAAAGTTGGCAATATAATACTGTTTACCTTCTAATAAAACCTTAAGTCCGGGTTGAACTCCCATCTTTTTCACTTGCGGACCTATGACATGTTTTATGAAATACGGTTTCTCCTTGGCATGTGGAATCAGTCCCTCAAGCAATACCAAAAGTGGTTTACGCCCATTATCCCAATATGTCCCATAGATATGTCCTTCCCCGTAGGCATAATTAATTAACTCATCATACGTGATTTTATCTCTTCCGAACGTATGCGCAGAACGACTCTTATATATTTCTTTTAAAGCTCGTAACATTGGTTCTCTAAAATTATCCCAGACATTGTGAGCATCAAAGGAAGACAAGTCAATATCTAGCGCCATATAGTTATCGTCGCCACTAATCGCTATAGTATCTATGTCATCAACAATTCTTATCCCAGAAGTTGATTCCGCACCTACCGTAAAATTGTCCGCATCTATTCCTAACTCATTAACACGCGGTCCTTCTAATTTCTTGTCTCTCTGAACTCCAGTTTTTATATAAGATTGCATATGATGAGTGAGAGGTATTTGAGCATGTAAGGTTGCTAATGGTACAACATATATTGCACGCGTTTCTTTTATTGGAACATCACGATATCCTACAGTACCTGGATTGTCCCTAGTCAAAGTTAAATCCAGTAACTTCCTAGTGAAATACTGATAAGGCTTGTCCAAAACAACTATATTCTTTTGATTGGATTTAACACGCACCGGTCTCCCATCCACTTCAACCTGTACTTCGACGGGACCCATGCCAGACGAAGTAGACTTCCAGTACTGAGAACACATCCTTTCCCAATCACCACAAGCCATAGGCATCATACCATCTTCAACAGATAGGCGATGCACTTCCAGCATTACTTCATATACATATTCTGCAATAGATTTACGCTTAATCTCTCCAGTATAACTTCGCGGACTAGTCACGTATTTCAACGCTCTTCCATATCCTCCTATCGCTAGCAAAGACAATAATAAACTAGATGTAATGACAATATCTTCCTCAGTGCTATTTGCTAAGCTTGCATATTTTAAATTTTCTAATACATTATAAACTATATCACATCCAAATTCTTTCATCTTCAAGCCCTGTTCCTCGATTTTATGATAATATTCTGTTTCAGATAACTCCTTATAGATATTATCAATTTCTTTATATTGGGTCATACTCCATCTCGATTTCAACGGAAGCCATCCTTTATAATTTTTCATCCCCCACTTATCAGCCTTAATTCCCATAGTACGAATTACTAATACTACATATACGCGAACTTCTGAAATTCTATATCGTGGGTCCATTCCAATAATAGTTACAAATTCGTCAATCACGTCATATAGATCGAATCTTGAACCACTAATATGTACATATCGCTTGCGCAGGCCCATCTTAACTATTAACCCACTTAACAAACATTCTAATATGTTATTAATATTATAAAAGCCCGATATATCGGTTATATTTGAATTTAATTGCCTAACTTCAACTGGTTTAGGTAGATTCTTTATAATTGAATGTATAGCCAACAGAATCTTATCATCTTTAGAAATTATATAGGTGAATAATGAATACCACATATATAACGGCACACTACCATACGTTAACGTCTCAGTTCTTGCTCTCGCCATCAAAAAATCATGCTCTATTCGATTCTTGTCAATTAATACAGTTCTCAATACACTATGATCGTATCTAAATTCCGACTCATTCTTAATAGCTAATTGGACCAAATTTTGAAAATATCTATCACTAACTTTAACACGTAACCTATTTTGAGCTGAAAGTAGTATCTGCTCCCAATATGAGACATCCTGACCAAACTCAACTTTATCCAAGAAAATGAAGGCATGTTCACCAATCCGCAACAGTTCTGACCTCACGTGTCCTATCGAACAGTCTTTCAGAACTCTAGCAAAAATAGAGTCAAGGTACGCCGACCCATTAAGGAAACTTTGGGCAAGCGCTGACTCATAATGTTCTTTTACACTTCT